GTAAGTTAAGGATAATTATGGCAACTCGTTATGGATTAGTGCTAAATGGCACAACAATACAAGAATTACAGTCAGGTGATACTATCATTGGCTTAACTTCTAGTACAGCACTTCAAAAAGGTGATGGCTCTACTGGTCTTACTGCTGCTACAGCAGGCACAGACTATTTAGCACCTCCTTCAGGCACAGCTATTCTAAAAGCTAATAGTGGTGGTGCATTAGCAAATGCAACTGCAGGTACAGACTATGCTAAACCTGATACAGCATCATCATGGACAGCAGCACAAAGAGGTAGTATATCTACACTTACAGATGGTGCTACTATTACACCTGACTTTGCTCTAGCTAACAACTACACAGTCACATTAGGTGGCAATAGAACATTAGCTAACCCTACAAACTTAACTGCTGGTCAGTCAGGTTCTATCTTTGTCGTGCAAGATGGCACAGGTTCAAGAACACTCGCTTATGGTTCATTTTGGGATTTTATCGGTGGCACAGCACCTACACTTACCACAACAGCAAATGCAGTAGACCGCATAGATTATGTAGTGCGTACTACTGGTTCTATTCACGCAGTATTTACAGCTAACTACTCATAATGGCAATATTAAATAATAATCCTCTTATAGGTTCTGGTGGTAATCAGGGCTATAACATAAACAACTCACTTCGCTTTAGAAGTAGTGCGAGTGGAAATTTATCAAGAACACCAGCAAGTGCTGGTAATCGTCAAACATGGACTTTAAGCGTTTGGGTTAAAAGAGGCAATTTAGGCTCTCAAAATGTAATTTTTGGTGCACATCCTTCTGACATAGCTTTTATGGGATTTTATAGCGATAATACATTTTATTATGATGTTCAACCATCAGCTACACGTTATCGTAGAACAACTGCCGCAATATTTAGAGACCCTTCTGCTTGGTATCACGTTGTCTTTGTAGCAGATACTACTAATGCAACGAATACAGAACGATTAAAAGTTTATATTAACAATGTTCAATACCCTTTTAGTACAGACCTTACTGCAACAGGATATATTCCTCAAAATACTCAATTAAATTGGAATGATAATGTTATTCATAGAATCAGTGCTTATGGTAGTGGAAGTGCATTATTTTTTGATGGATATTTAGCTGACTTTAACTTCATTGACGGTCAAGCCCTAACACCATCATCATTCGGTTCTACAAACTCAACCACAGGCGTATGGCAACCAGCTAAATACACAGGCACTTATGGCACTAATGGCTTCTACCTTAAATTCTCTGACATAGCTACTACATCAGGTTCTAATGCAGGACTAGGTAAAGACTTCTCTGGTAATAGTAACTACTGGACTACAAACAATATCTCTGTCACATCTGGAACAACGTATGATGCTATGACAGATAGTCCTACTAATACAAGTGCGACTGTGGCTAATTATGCAACGCTGAATCCGTTAAATAAAGACTCTGGTATAACAGTAACTCAAGCTAATTTACAGGCAACAGGTTCTGTTGGTAGTGTTGATAGAACTATATTTTCAACTATGTCTATTCCATCAAGTCAAAAAATATATTTTGAAGTTGTTGCAGTTACAGGGTCAAGTGGTGGAAATTATTTTTCCGTAGGTATTGCTCCATCTACATTAAGTTTATCTGCTCTAGTTGGTACAACTGGTTCATTTAGTATTGAAAGTAATCAAGCAGTAGATTCTTTAAAACGAATTTCTGGAACTGGTACAAGCTATGGTGCTGGAACTAATTTTGCGACAAATGACATTGTTCAAGTTGCAATAGACCAAGCTAATGGAAAAATTTGGTTTGGCAAAAATAACACTTGGTTTGATAGTGGCAACCCTTCTGCTGGAACTAATCCAGCTACATCTACAGTATCAACTTCAACAGAATATTTTCCAGCAGCTACATTTTATAATAATGGTCCTACATTAGCATTTAACTTCGGTCAAAGACCATTCGCATACACACCACCTACAGGCTTTGTAGCACTAAATACATTTAACCTTCCTACAAGCACTATTGTAAAAGGTAATACTGTGATGGATGCAACGCTATATACAGGGACAGGTAGTTCTTTATCAGTAACTAATACAAGTGCTTTTAAACCAGACTTTGTATGGGTAAAGGGTAGAAGTGGTGCTACAGACCATGCTTTATATGACTCTGTTCGTGGAACTACTATAGACTTGGTTTCTAACTCTACAGCAGCAGAAACAACACAAGCGCAAGGTTTAACTGCTTTTGGCACAGGTGGATTTACTGTAGGCACATTAGCTAAAATGAATACTAATGGTGCAACTTATGTAGGCTGGCAATGGCAAGCTGGTCAAGGCTCAACATCAAATATTACTGTAAACCAATATGGTTCTACACCTTCAATAGCATCTACTGTATCTGTAAACACAACTGCTGGGTTTAGTGTAGTGACTTGGGCAAATACTAGCACAAATGCAACTATTGGTCACGGACTTGGTGTTGCACCTAAGATGATTATTGCTAAAAATAGAACAGGAACAGCTGATAGCTGGTTAGTTTATCATAGTGCGTTAGGAGCAACAAAATTTTTAAGACTAGAGTCAACTGCTGCAGAGGCTACTAATATAGTTGTATGGAATAATACAGCACCTACATCAACAGTATTTAGCATAGGAACAGGTTTAGTTACAGGAAATTTTGTAGCCTATTGCTGGGCAGAAATAGCAGGGTTTAGTAAAATAGGAAGCTACACAGGTAATGGTTCTACAGATGGTCCGTTTATATATACAGGGTTTAGACCTAAATTTATATTATATAAAGCAAGTGGTTCTGCAGAATCATGGATGATATATGATACAAGTAGAAACCCTTATAATGTAACAAATTTAGCATTAGCACCTCAATCATCAAGTGCTGAATTTGAAACAGCATCTATTAATAGAGCAATGGATATTTTATCTAATGGATTTAAACCTCGTGGAAGTGATGGAAATATTAATAGCTCAGGTGCTACATACATTTACGCAGCATTTGCAGAAAACCCATTTAAAAACGCACTAGCAAGATAACAAAGGAAAAATTATGTTTTTATTAAACGGAAAACACTTACCAGAAGGAGTAGGCTTTAGAGACGCTAATGGCACACAGTATGCGTCTAACTGGCTTAACCTATCTACAGAAGAAGAAAAACTAGCTATTGGTATTACATGGGTAGCTGACCCTGTTCGTGCAGATGATAGATTCTACTGGGATGGTGATATTAATAACCCTAAAGCTCTTGAAGACAAGCTAGAAGTCAAAGAAGATGGCACACCACTCTATAAACAAGTGTATGATAAAGCTACAGAGTCTATGGTTGACACTACAGAACAAGTCGTCACTAAAGGTTTAAAGTCTAATTTTATCTCTCAAGTTAAAGATACAGCAGGTTCATTATTAGCACAAACAGACTGGTATATTATTCGTAAAGCAGAACGTAACGTAGATATTCCTGAAGAAATAGCTTTAAAACGCACACAAATCGTCACAGAAGCGAATAGATTAGAAACTGATATCAAAGCATCAACTACTGTAGAAGGTCTTATAGAGGTATTAAACGCACAAAACTGGGGTGAATAATGTTTGGTATATCCGCATTTGCTGAAACCTCGTTTAGTACGCTAGGCAAGATTGGTGGCATAGTATTAGCTACTGCACAAGTAAATGCAGACGCTACCGTTACAGCTAATGCTAATGCGATAAAACCATTTAGTGCTGCTATTACAGCAGACGCTACTGTTACAGGTAGTGCAACAAGAATAAGATTAGATAGTGGTTCTATAAACGGAACTGCTAATGTAAGTGCTGTTTACTTACGCATAAGAGATGCTGTAGGTTCTATTACAGGTAATGCGACTGTAACTGCTCTAGGTTCATTTGAGGCAAGTGGTTCAGCAAGTATTACTGCTAATGGTCAAGTAGAACTTAATTATCTACGCATCAGAACAGACGCTGGAAATATTACAGGCATAACAACTGTATCTTGTTTAGCAGGTTATGAAGTAAGTGGTGAAGCACAAGTAGTCACTAATGCTAGCGTCTATTGTCTAGGTGGTATTATCACAGGTTCAAGTGCATCTATCACACCTATAGCCACAGTAACAGCAAACGGAATTATACAAGGTGAAGGATGGACACCTGTGACACCATCTTCAGATACATGGACAGCAACATCACCAAGTTCAGACACATGGACAACAATTTCACCATCATCAGATATATGGTATAGACAAGGATAAAAAATGGCAAAAACCAAAATTTCAGAATTTAGCTCAACAGCCGCAGATAATACGGATATTACCAATATCAATATTGCTGAAGGTTGTTCACCAGCTAACTTAAACAACTCCATTCGTAGTTTAATGGCATTACTAAAAGACCAACAAACAGGTGCTAGTGGTGACCCATTTACAGTTGCAGGTACATTAGTATCGTCAGGCACAGTAGACATTACAGGTGCATTTAGACTAGACGGCACAGCAGGTGCTAGTGGTCAAGTATTGTTATCGGCAGGTGGTAGCACAACACCTACATGGGGTAATATGTTTGTAGCTGGTATGATAATGCTATGGTCAGGTTCTTCAGCAACTATTCCTAGTGGTTGGGTATTATGTGATGGCACAAACTCTACACCAGACTTACGTAACCGTTTTGTAGTAGGTGCTACATCTACATACGCTGTAGGTGCTACAGGTGGTAGTGCTAATGCTATTGTCGTATCTCATACACATACTGCAACAGTCGCAACAACTTCACTTACTGGTGAAATTAGTAGCCAATATTCTAACGGTAGTAATTTTGGTGGCACAACTGGTGTTTTCTCACAATCAAACTATTATGTAGATGGTGATGGTGGTGAAACAAGAAATGGTAGAACTATTTACTTTGACGGTTCTCATAACCATACAGCAACTATTTCTACAGAAGGTGCAAGTGGCACTAATGCTAACTTACCTCCTTACTATGCTCTCTGTTACATTATGAAGACCTAATATGCCTACACAACGTATAGCATTTAAAGAATGGTTACCAGACCAACCTAGCATTTTAGACTCTGTATCAGAAGCTAACAATGTTATTCCACTCGCTGTAGGTTATGGTCCGTTTAAGTCAGCAGTAACTTATTCAGGTGCAGCATCAGAAAACCTAAATAACTGCTTTGCTGCTAAACTAGACAATGATGTATTTATTTTTGCTGGTGGTGCTACTAAACTATTTAGAGTAGACAATGATGACTTATCTTTAATAGACGAGTCTAAAGCAGGTGGATATACAGGTTTAAATAGATGGCAATTCTTACAATTTGGTAGCCTTGCAATAGCATCTAATGGCTCTGAAAAGATACAAGCGTTTGACGTAAACAGTTCTACAGCTTTTGCAGATGTGAGTTCAGAAGCACCTATCGCTAAATACATTACAGTAGTTCGTGACTTCGTAGTTGCAGGTAATATTGGCGCAGGTACATCACCTAATAAAGTGCAATGGTCAGGTATCAATGATGCAACCACATGGACTACAACTGCTACATCACAATCAGACTATCAAATAATTCCTGATGGTGGTGATATAACCGGTGTTGTCGGTGGTGAGTTTGGTATCGTATTCCTAGAAAAAGCCATTGTGCGTATGTCATATATTGGTACACCACTTATATTCCAATTTGACACTATCTCTCGTAACGTAGGCTGTATAGAAGGTAACTCTATTGCACAATACGCAGGTACAGCTTATTTCTTATCAGATGACGGTTTCTATGCTACCAATGGTCAAACATTAACTGGTATTGGTGCTGAAAAGGTAGATAGATACTTCTTTAACAACGCTAACATTGGTGATATTGACTCTATATCAGCAGCAGTAGACCCTGAACGTAACCTTGTTATTTGGAATTATACTAACGTATCTGGTGGTCGTTCATTACTTATCTATAACTTTGAAACACAAAAATGGTGTGAAGCTGATACAGATGTAGACTATTTATCTACACTTGCTACTCCAGGTGCAACATTAGATGGTCTTGATTCTGCTTACAATGTTACAGCAGGTTCATTTACAATAGGAAAACAATATACAATTAGAAGTGTAGGCACAACAGACTATACACTTATAGGTGCAGTCGCTAACACAGTAGGCGTATTATTTACAGCTACCGGTGTAGGTTCAGGTACAGGTGTAGCCATAGATATGGCAGCTTCAGCAGCAGCTTTAAAAACATCTGATACACTTGTAACTACACTAGACGATAGACTATATAAAGGTGGTAAGTTCTTATTTGGTGGTGTTCGTGATACTAGAATTATCACATTTACAGGAACATACGCTACAGGTTCTATTATTACTAATGACCTAGAATATGGTTATAACTCTGTAGTCACACTTATTAGACCATCTGTAGACAATGGTTCTGCTAACGTACAAGTTGCTAGTCGTAGAATGTTAGATGACACTATTACTTATGGTTCATCTGTATCTGCAAGTCAAGAAGATAGATGTTCTGTAAGAAGTGCAGGTCGTTATCATAGAGTAGCTTTAACACCTACAGGTGCGAACTGGTCATCTGCAATTGGTATGGATATAGACTACTCTGAACAAGGAACTAGATAATGGCACGTAGTGATATGTACCGTAAACTACCTTGGACAGGTGGTGACCCTAGAAGTGTAGCGGAAATTGTAAATGGTCTTGTAGAAGGTAAGTCTAACAATACAGGTGACTTTTCTACAGCTACAAGTACTACAACTACTACACTTTATAATGAACGTATAGGTTTTAATTCAGTTATCTTATTTATGCCTTTAGACCATGACTCATCTCAAGAAATAAAAGACATTTACTTTACAAACTTTGCACAAGGAAGTTGTGTAGTTAATCATGGAAGTCATGCTGTTGCAAGGAACTTTCGTTATATAATAGTAGGATGATATTACATTATATACCTAAAGACCAATTACGTTCACATTGGAACTTTATCAAGCATGGTTTAGAAATAGTTCGTTCTAAAGGACATCCTGAATGGATAGTAGAAGATGTCTATTGTGACTGCTACGAACAACGTTCTATGGCGTTTCTAGCTATCACTAATAACCAACCTTATGGCTTTGTCGTATTACAGCCTATGGGTAATGCACTTCATGTATGGGCAGCATGGTCATCTATTAACAGCGAATTATTATTACAAGAAGCATGGCAAGAAATTCAAGCAATAGCAAAACAAGGCAGTAAAACAAGAATTACTTTTACATCTCAAAGACGTGGTTGGGATAGAAAAGCTCTACAAATGGGTTTTAAACCTTCAACATGGGAATATACACTTTAAGGAAAGAAATATGAAATTACTGAATTTATCTAATTGGCTTACAGGTTTAGTGGAGTCATTTACATTTTATGGTGGTGGTGGAGGTGGCGGTCAGTCACAAACAACGACTTCTGGTATAGACCCATCTATGAGACCTTATGTAGAAAAAGGTTTATCAGAAGCCCAAAAACTCTACGAAACATATACGCCTAAATACTTTGCAGGTCCTACATTTGTAGGTCCATCTACACAAACAGAGTCAGCATTACAAATGGCAGAAGCTAATGTTGGTGCTACTACACCTGTTATCTCACAATTATTAGGTCAACAAAGAAATGTATTAGGTGGTCAATACTTAGGACCTAACCCATATCTTGAAGCTGCTTTAAAACCTGCACAAGATTTAGCTGCAAAACAATATTTTGATGCTATAAATCAAACTAGAAGTAATTTAGCTGGCTCTGGTCGTTTAGGTTCTGGCGCACAAGTAAAACTAGAAGGATTAGCACAAGAAAACTTAGCTGATGCACTCGCTAACCAAGCAGGTACGGCAGCTTATCAAAATTATGCAACAGAACGTGGTATTCAAGAAAATACAGCTAGATATATACCACAACTTCTACAGTCAACTTATGCTCCTTCATCACAATTATTAAATATTGGTCAAGCACGTGAAGATTATTCTCAAAGAGCATTACAGTCAGATATTGACAGATTTAACTTTGAACAAAACTTACCATACCAAAGACTTGCACAATTTACATCTACAGTTGCAGGTCAACCATTAACTACTCGTTCAGAAACAACATCTAGTGGTGGTGGTAAGATTGTATGTACAGCTATGAACGCTGAATATGGTTTTGGTAGCTTCCGTAACGCTATCTGGTTAGCACAGTCTAAAGACTTAGACCCAGCATACGAAAAAGGTTATCACACACTATTCTTACCATTAGTCAACTATGCTTATAAGAGTGGTCAAAAGAATGCCCTACAACGCATTTTAAGGGGTGTTTTAGAGCATATCGCAAGACATAGGACTGCTGATATATGGAAACAAAAACGTGGTAAAAACAGAGATAATTTAGGTATGGTTTACAGATTTATTCTTGAACCTATTTGCTATGTAGTAGGAAAGGTAGGCAGATAATGAGTGACCCAATAACAGCAGCAATGGTAGGAGCAGGTGTTGGTGGTGGCACATCTTTACTTAGAGGTAAAAGTCTAGGTTCAGCATTACAAAATGCAGCTATCGGTGGTGCATTAGGTGGTGCAGGTAGTTATCTAGGTGGTGCTATGGGTGGTGCAGGGAATGTAGGTGGTGCTGCAAAAGGTGGCATTAACTTCTCTAGCATTGGTTCTGGTTTAGGTGGCACTACAGGTCTTCCAGTAGGTGGGCAAGGAGTTAATTTAGCGTCTTTAGGTTATGATGCAACACAAGGTGCAAACTTATTAGGTAATTTTGGAACTGGCATTACGCAAACAGCTAATCCATTATTATATTTAAGTGGCACACCTGGAGTATTAGATGATGCTATGAATTTAACAAACCCAGTTACTGATAGTGTATTTAGTAGAATGGGAACTTCTGTGATAGATTCAATCAAAGCCAATCCATTCCCAGCAGCAAATTTAGGTATGAGTGTATATGATAGAATGAATCCATCACAAGCACCATTACAACCATCTCCAATGCAAAGCGCACAGCAACTTATAAGTGGTCAAACTCCTGTGCCTACTCCACAATTTAACAGTTTACTACAAGCATCACGCAGACCAATTTTCATAGGATAAATCATGGCAATATTTGATAACTTTTCAAACCCATTTGAAGGTATGACACCTTTTGGTAGCACTATACCTACTGGTATTTTAAGCGAAGCAGATGAATCAAAGCTACGTAATCAAGCATTGTTTCAAGGGTTATTAGGAACTGCTGCTACATATTTAGCTACGCCTAAAAACTTAGGTGCAGGTTCGCCATTACCATATATTGGAAAAGCATTTTTAGGTGGTATGAACGCATCTCAAGATGTTGTAGATAGGGCTTTACTTGCTCAATATAGAAAACAATTAGCAACAGCAAGAGATGATAACTTATATAATGTAGACGGTGCGTTAGTAAATAGAGCAGGTCAAGTTGTTTATCAAAGTCCTACTAAAGAAAAAGAAAGAAAAACAGCAGTAGTTGATGGCGTATTAGTTGATGCTAATACAGGAGAAAAAATATACGAGTCTACTAAACAACCTAAACTTAATACAGATATTATTGACGTTGGTGGTAAAAAAATTCTTATTAATAAAGATACTGGCGAACCAATACAAGAATATAAGATAACAGGTGGTGGGTTAGGATTAAAAGATATTTATGGTGAACCACAAAAAGATGCAAGTGGTAAATTAGTTTACATTCCAAAAATACCTGGTTATCCAGTTAGAGATATGAGTGGTAATATTATTCAAGGTGATGTTCAATTAGCAGAAAAAGACGTAAAACCTCCTACAGAAGAGCAGTCAAAAGCTAGAACATTTTATAAGCGTATGGAAGGTGCTACAAGCGTATTTAATAAACCTGCTTTAGATGCAAAAGGCAACCCTATACTAGACGCTAATGGAAATCCATTAACTGTTGAACAAGTTGCTGGAAAACCTGAAATTGGTGCTGAAATTGCAGGAGCATTGCCTATAGTAGGTGGAGTTGCAAAAAGAAGTGCAGAATCACCTAATAGACAGCTTTATAGACAAGCACAAGAAAATTGGGTAACAGCTAACTTACGTAAAGAGTCTGGAGCTGTTATTGGTGCAGAAGAAATGCAACAAGAAATTAAAAAATACTTCCCACAACTTGGTGAAGGACCTGAAGTTATTGCTCAGAAAGCTGAAGCTAGAAGAATAGCTGAAGAAGGCATGAAATTAAATGCTAATTTTCCAGCAGAAAAAACAACTGAGCCAACACAAAAAACACAACCAAAGCAAACATCAACCAAGGGATTAAAAATTGGTCAAGTTGTTAATGGTTTTAAATATTTAGGTGGAGACCCTAATAATCAAAATTCTTGGAGTAAATAATGGCAGCAAATCCATGGGAAATGAATTGGCAAACAGAGCAAGCTCCATCTCAACAAGGTGGTATGCCTTGGCAAATGAACTGGAAGGAAGATAAGAAACAAATAGATTTTAGTATTCCTACAGAAGAAGCATTACGTACAAGCTCTGTAAAAGAGCAACCTGTAACTAGAAGTTATACAGATGAATTAAAAAGACAATTAGGTCTTACTGCTCGCTATTTAACAGAAGGCGTTGTAGGAACTGGAGATATTCTTACTTCACCTATTCGTGCATTAGGAAATGCTATTCTTCCAGAAAGTTTACAAGCTAAACCATTAGCACCAGCTTTAACTAGAAATTTACCACAGCCAGAAACTACTATGGAAAGAATGGTAGCAGGTCCATCACGAGCTTTAGCAAGTACATTAGGCACAGGAGGTATTGGAGCATTAGCAAAACCTGTGTCACAACTAGGTAAAACTATTCAACAAGCATTTACAGCTAACGCACCTACGCAAGCAGCAGCAGCTACAGGCGGTGGTTTAGGACAAGCAAGTGTTGCAGAATTAGGTGGTGGTCAAGTTGCTCAAACAATAGCAGGATTGGGTGGAAGTCTTGCAGGTGCAGGAATTATCAGACCAAAGGCTACTGGTCTGTCTACTCAACAATTACAAAATGCTACTAGAGATGAAACACTTAAATTAGGCAGAGATGCTGGTTATGTTGCATTGCCTACAGATGTAGGTGGTAGAAAAACAGGTCGTTTCTTAGAAGGTGTATCTGGTAAATTCAAAACAGAAGAATTAGCTAGTGCTAGAAACCAACAAGTTACTAATAACCTAACTAAACGATATTTAGACTTACCTGAAGATACTCCATTAACAACTGAAGTATTAGAAAATGCTAGAACATCTGTATATCCTGCTTATGAAGCAATTGCTGAAACAGGAACTATTAATCTAGGCAGTAAAAACCCATTCTCTAATATTGTTACCGGTATTAATAAAGTCACAGGTGGTAAAAATGCACTTATGCAAGATATACCTGATACATATACTATGGATGCTGCAACAGCTATTCAAAAGTTAAAAGAGTTACGTAGTGATGGTAGTGCTTACTTGCGTTCAGGCACTAACATTATGAAACCTAACCCTAAAGAAGTAGCACGTGGTAATAGATATTTAGCTGAAGCAGATAAGTTAGAAAAAGCTATTGAAAACCATGTTGTTAAATTAGGTCAACCAGAACTTATCAATCAATTTAGAGACGCAAGAAGATATATTGCTAAAACATTTACAGTAGAAAAAGCATTAAATCCACAAACAGGAACTGTAGATGCTAAAAAGATAGCTAAACAATTAGACCAAGGTGTTCCTATCACAGATGAATTAGCATTAGTAGGTAAATTTGCTAAAGCATTTCCAAAGACAACAAAAGTAGTTGCAGAAGCTCCTGCTCCATTTTCAGCATTAGATTTATATGGTGCTGGTGCTGGTGCTGGTGTTGATATACTTACAGGTATTCCTGCATTATCTCTCTTAGCTCCTGCAAGAATTGCATCAAGATATGGTTTAATGACACAACCAGGTCAAAGACTTCTTGCAACACCACAATATACGCCAAGAACAGCGCCATTTGTGCCATATCAAGGCTTACTTAATATTCAAGAATAAGGAACAGTAATGGTAAACAACGATACAGATTCACGTTTAAGTACACATGAAGAAGTTTGTGCTATTCGCTATGAGCAAATTAATGCAAGGCTCAAACGCCTCGAACAAATCCTTTTAGGCACAGCAGGTTTTGTTATTGTCTTTTTGTTGACACAACTATCAAAATGAAACAATTTCTCATGGCAGTTACTTTAGTATTGCTATGGTTGTTTTTATATGACTATGCAGACGGTAAAGAGTTACCAAAAGAAATGTCTATGAAAACAGATGTAGGTGAAGTTGTGCTTACTACAGAAGAATGTATCTTTATAAAGATGGGTTTAAGAAACTATCCTTATGCTGCATACGCTACTGAAAAAGGTAAAGCTAACCACGAAGGATGTTGGCGTAAAGATGATGTCAATGGTATGTCATCTGTCTTAATTTACTTTCCTGAAATAGACTCTACAGCAGTATATAACCCACAACTATTTAGCCCACGTTCAACACTATGACATTTATAACTGAAAACAATATAGCGAACTTGTATGACACACTTATACAATTCCCTGTGTTTGACGAATATAAACTCCCACCAGCATCTAAAGTGGACTTCGTAGTAGTGCATGACGATACTATCTGTGGTCAATATGAACCACCAGAGTCAGGTGAACCACATATTATCACTATATCTACTGCAAAGTGCGGACATTTAGATACTGTCATCAAGACCATCTGTCACGAAATTATCCACATGATATGTTATCTTGAATCCCCTAAAACCGAGAAATACACAAGTCACAAAGGTTTATTCTTAAAACTACAAAAGAGAGTAGCTAACACACTTGGCTACGACCCTAAAGAACTATAAGGAGAATATCATAGACCCTGTAACCATATTAGCAGCATTAGGACCATTAGCAGTAGACTTAGGTAAGTCACTTATCAATCGCTTTATAGCACCTGACCAATTCAAACCAGCTACTATAGAACAATACGCTCAGATGAAACAAATTGACTTAGAGTTTTTTAAAGTAATGAATGAAGCTGGTGGTGGTAATCCATCATATCCATGGGTAGAAGCTATTGTAAGACTCATGCGACCATTTATTGGTTTATTAGTATTAGCAACATGGGCTACAATGCACCTACAAGGTATCGCAACACCTGAAGTAGATAACTTTGCAAGTGCTGTAGGTTTCTATCTCTTTGGGGAACGTAGTTTATTCTACATTAAAAAGAAATGATAGTCTTAAACATACTTAACTTTATCGGTTTAGCTATACTTAAATTATTAGTCGTATGCCTATTATTCGTGGCTATGGGTTTCTCTATTCTATTTATGTATGCTATGCAATATCTCACACAGGCTCTAACGTATATAGACAAACATGTTAATTGAAGTAAAAAGGTTTGAGTTTAAAGACACATATACTGTAGGAAAAATGTATATAGATAATATATACGAATGTTACACGTTGGAAGATGTTGTTAGAAAAGGAGCTAAAGTAAATGGACAAACAGCTATTCCTACTGGCACTTATAACCTCATTATTAATCATAGCAATCGTTTCAATAGGGATTTACCTTTACTAGAAAACGTGCCTAATTTTACCGGTGTTCGTATTCATGCAGGTAATACATCAGCTCATACAGAAGGATGTATATTAGTAGGCACAACATGGTCAGGTAAAGACTTTATTGGCAATTCAAGAGTAGCGTTTAACAAACTATTTGAGAAGCTCAAGAAAGCTAAAAAAGTCACAATTAAGATATGCTAGATTATCTTATATGCGACATATTGTGCGCTATTACTCACTTTAAATACGTGTTTCTAATGCTAATTTTATATCTAGTATATAATAAAGTATCTCAACAATAGGGGAACTGTTTGAAGATATTACTTTTAGATATAGAGTGCGCACCAAATCTTGCAACAGTATGGGGAATATGGCAGCAAAACATTGCACTTAACCAACTCCTAGAGTCATCATATACATTATGCTATGCAGCTAAATGGTATGGTGAGAAAAAGATTATGTTTGACTCTGTATATAAGTCAGATAGAAAAGCAATGCTCAAGTCTATTCACTCTCTTATGGATGAAGCTGACGCAATCGTTCACTATAATGGCAATAGGTTTGATATACCTATGCTTAATAAAGAGTTCCTAGAAGCTGGTATGCCACCTCCTAGCCCTGCTAAACACATTGACTTACTACAAACATCTCGTAGCAAATTTAGATTCGTTTCTAATAAACTAGACTATATTGCACAGCGTTTAGGTCTTGGTAAAAAGACAGCACATGAAGGTCATGAGTTATGGCTTAAAGTTATGAATAACGATAGGTCAGCATGGAAACGCATGGAAGAATACAATAGGAATGACGTTGTATTGTTAGAGAAAGTATATGACAAGTTTAAAGGTTGGATAAGTAATCATCCTAATCACAATCACTTTTCAGAAGAAAGAGTATGCCCTAGCTGCGCAAGTCATAAAGTGCAACAACGTGGTTATGCTGTATTAACTGGTGGAAAGTATCCAAGATTCCAATGTCAATCTTGTGGTTCTTGGTTCAGAGGTAATAAAAAAGTAACAACAGATAAGTCAGAAAAATTTGTTAAAATATAGGACAGTTATGCAACGTTCAGAAGTAGAAATTATCTGCAATCACATGTTAGGTAGAGTGATTGTATCCTGTGAAGCATTACATGGTGATAGCACTATAGTCATCACATTAGATGACGATAGCCTAATTGAAATTAGTGGTGAAGAGTTATCTATCTATGGCGAACTAACGCCTAGAGATGATTGATACCAAATATTAATAAAGTCTTTTAGCTTATCTACACCATGACCAAGTATAGCAAGTTTATCTTGACTAACTTTATAAAACTCATTTACTTCAGTTCCTGTATTATCGCTATATCCATTTATCACTAACACAGTAAACTTATCATGGTTTGCTAGTGCTTTTAAAAGTATCTTTTGACCTAAAGATATTTCTTCATTTTTACGCTTCCATTCTCCAATAAGAAAATATCCACGTCTTTCAAAAACCATGTCAATGTTAGATGGCATGGCTTTAGGATTGTCTAGTATTACACCTTTTAAAAACCCAAAGTCTGTATGACTAGCATACGCATTACGCATTGCATTAGACACAAACTACAGTACCATTAGGATGTAATTGACATACAGTCACAGAACCATCTGGTGCTAGTATAGTCGTAGTTTGAGCCAAAGCCTTTTCAGTTCCCCATATAGCTAATGCAGCCATCACTACAATAAATATCCAATATATCTTATTCATCATCAAATCTTTCTAAGATAGCTTCCACTTCAGGTGGGTTAATAGCATCTTCATCTCTAGTAGCTTCTAATAGCTTATTCTTATACCAATCAGACTTCTCTAAATCTTGCTGTGGATTATCTTTAAACGGATAACGTAAGTCATACTTTAACTTACATCCTTTTAGATACCCAATATATTCTTCTTTTGTTAAACGACTTTTAATTACGTCTATTGCTTCTATACCACCTACCATGTAATGTGGAGGTCTATTCACCATATCTACCATAACTATCCCCTTATAAAAAATAAATCAATCACCTGATACGTACCATAAAAAAAGCCTATTATACTACCAATTACTAAAATCCATATAATATAATCAATTACTTTTTCCAGAATTTCCATGCTTCATTCCTTTTAAATAATCCATTACGTTCACCGTATGGAGTTGGTTTAGGTAAAGTAATATATCCTTGTCTTTCTAAATTAGATAGCCTATGTCTATTAGTTACGCAATTTTGAATAATATCTTTTAACGTACAATTAGGATGAGTATTTATGTACGACTTAATAAAGTTAGCTTGTCTTTGCTCATCTAACTTTGTATACATTATATTTCATTCCTTTTTTAGAGGCATTTACTTCAGCCCTATCAATATTAAAATACTTAGCCCAATTACTTTTACTTCCTTTTGGCATTGGTTTAGGTAGTGTAATTAATCCTTTTTTATCTAATTCTCTAACTCTAGTATGATTGCCAAATGCGTGTAATATAACATGGTTTCTTCCTGCTGTAGGATGTTCTTCCATATATTTATTTACTATGTCTATTAATTGTTCATCAGTTACTTGCATTTTTTATTCCATGAGCTTGTTCTAGTAATCTTGCAAATCTAAATATTCTATCTATTGTAACCAACTGGTCACCTTTTCCAAATGCTTCTTTATATATCTTAATTATTTCTTCTTGCGTTAATGCTTTAGAGTCCATTATTGCTTTCAATCAATCGTTGTGTTGCTTCTGAATACTTATTCATTGATTTATATTCTTCTATCTTATCACCTCTAAATAACGGTGTAATCTTAATATGATGTGTTGCATTTTTGAGGTCATTAAGATATGACAGTTCTTTAGGATGAAATGACCACAGGTAAGACTTTTTAAGGTCACCAGACTTAACATCAAACTCTTCATAAAGCCATGCTACAGGTTCTTTTTTAGCCATTAGTAAAACACCATCCTTCCTATGTGAGTAATTTTTTGATGACCAAACCACGAATGTTTCGGCATAATGGAATCATCATGGAAGTATAAAGCATTTGCAACTGGGTTAGCATATTTATGAAATACAATTGCATCAAGCACCAATAGTTGCGTTTCAAGATACGTCTTTTTATCAACCTTCTTATGGCTCTCGTCTGTAACGCCAATAAATTGCCCAGAAGCATAAATAACAGAGCATACATCACGACCCCAAAGACCAGATTTGACACGATTACGAATAACATTAATGACACCTAGCTTCTCCTCTAATGTTCTATTATTAACTTCGTGATACACAGCAGTAGCATAGCACGAAACTTCTAGTTCTAAGTTATGTATATCCATTACAGACCTTTCATGGTTTTCTTGTGTCTAGTAAACCCATATAAGCGTATAATTCTACTATAAATCTAAAAGAAAGGAGAAACGCCATGTGGACATCACCATCAGCAACTGAAATGCGCTTTGGATTTGAAGTAACTATGTACGTAATGAACAAGTAAATAAATAGGGGAGGTCAAACTCCCCTTTTTACTAGAAGGGCAAATCTGAATCATCTGCACCTTCAACTGCTGGTTTACTTCTTGTTTCACCCTGAGTTTCTTTCATTTGTACAGAACCGCTAATAAATTTGCCGTTCTTACCTTCTCTAATCCAACCACTAATTCTAAATTCAATACCATCTACGTTAGCAGTTCCTGTGTAATCAGGTCGTTTAGGATTGTCACCCTTATCGTTTTTAAATAACGTAAACGTATTCGTGTTGTCATATTCAGCCATCTAATTGCTCCTTTGGAAATAATAATTTATCTTCTTTTAAATCTATGTCAAATATAGGTTTGCGTTTCCAACGTGTAGGCTCTACATTATCTTCTACAAACTTCATAAATTCTAACGCTAAAGGTTTATACCAGTCAAACCATTCTTTGCTTCTTTCAATAATTTGTATAGTAATACCTTGTGGTGTCCACACTACAAAATAACATCTTGGCGCACCACATACTTCCATTTGTAACTGTGTTTGGAAATAATAACGGTCTGGAATCATACCATAAAACTCTTGACTATATGGACATTTGACTTCTATTGGAAGTCTGTTTAGGAAACCATCTGGACTAGCACCTAGCGGTAAATCAGGATGTACTATAAGTTTATTACCAGTTTCAGTAATCTCTCCCATAGCCTTTTCAAATTCACATATAGCTAAATGCTCATGTAGATTACCCCATTCAGTCATCTCATTACCTTCAAATGGAGCTTCTCTTAAAGTCATTTGACGCCATAATTTTTGTCTCTCATATACAGATGCCCAGCAATTGCTGGCTGTAATAATATTATGACGTCTATTATCTGTTAAATGACTCATGCAGACTTCTTGAGTTCGTTAGCATAGTCACGTAATTTAGTTTGTGCGCCAGGTGTTAATTTAAAAAACGCTTGTTTTAACTCACCACGTTTTGCAGCTTCTTCTAAATTGTTTTTAGCAATCTCTAATTGTTCTTCTGTAAGTTCTTCTACAACAGGATTGTTTTGTTGATAGATAGCATTAACAACTTCATTAGCGGATGCAAACTCTGTGCCACCAATGCCAAGACAAGCTAAAGCACGACCTATAGCAGATGTTTCGCAATTCTCTACATAAGATGTGCCATTAATTTGGCTAGACTTTCTAAACTCTTGTGCATGACCTGTAGCAAATGTTTGCACACCTGAGTCTGTATGTAATCCTACATAAGCCTTAACAATACATTGGTCATCATCAATCTTAACTATTTCAGTTGTTAGAAAGTAATTAGGAAACTTCTCTCTAAATTCTTGAACACGTAATGCAACTGTCTTATATTCTTTACCTCTAATATTTACTACGCCTTCTTTACTCATCATTTCTCTCCTGTTGTTTGGTTTCTATCTCGTGTAGTTCCTGCATCACTTGTTGGTAAAACATCAACTCTTCCATTTGCTCTCTCCCTTTCATCAAATCTTCTGTTAAATTCTTCTAAGTCTTTCCATACCTCTGGTAATATTTCAGCTATACGCTTTAAACCATCCGCCATATTATATACCCCCAAAATATAAAAAGAAACAACCATAACCATTTATTCATCATGTTTCTCCTGTTGGTCTAGTTTATGATAGGCTTCCTGTTCTTGTTGTTCAAGACGTTCCATATCATCTAAATATTCGTCTGGGTCTAAGTGGCGTTCCATTATATAGCTCCTGCTAACTTACCCATAACCCATATACATAAAGCTACATAAGCCCAAAATGCTATTGCTGTTACTATCATTGTTTTTATTTTCATGTCATCTCTCCTAAAAATTGACAATTGAACTTTAAGCTATAGTAAAATACCTGTCAAGAACTTTATATAAAAATTATATAATAAATATATTTGCATTTCAAAATTACTTGTGTTAAGGTTTTTGCCTATGGAAAACTTACGCTATATTATCTTAGACGAATTTGATGGAAAACCTTTGAGAGCCTTTAGTAACAAGGCTTCTGCTAAATGGTTTCTTGAGAATAGACCAGGATGTAAGCTCCTTGTTTTGCCTAAAGCAAAAGTTGTGCCAATGACAGAATTATATGAAGAATGTTTATTTTAAGGAGAGTATATGAAAATTAAGAACTGGGACAAGTTTCAACATTTTAAGCATAAAAGCGATATGAAATGGTTTAAATGCTATGGTCGTGACCTATTAAATGACCCTGATTTCATGAAAATGGATGATGTAAAACAGGCTACTTTATTCAAATTATGGTGTTTAGCAAGTGAGTCAAATGGTATTTTACCCAATGCTTATGACATTGCGTTCCGTTTAAGAAAACCTATTGCTTTTGTAGAAAAAATACTAATAGAATTAGATACTTGGTTTATAAAAGGGGAAAATATACAAGAATTATATACAAATTATATAACAGATAAGATAAGAGAAGATAAGATAATAAAAACCATTGTGCGTTTTGATGAGTTTTGGAATTTATATCCACCTGTTCGTAAAACTAACAAAAAAGGTTGTATGGAAAAATGGAAAGCAAAAGACCTTGACTTAATAGCTGATAAAGTTATAGGCTATGTCAAAACTATGAAAGAAACTAAACAATGGAAAGAAGGGTTTGTGCCAGCACCTATGACATTAATTAACCAGGAGAGGTGGGAAGATGGTAATATGCCAAAAATTAGAAACCCATGGGACAATGCGAAATGAAAATTGGAGAAGCATTAGATAAATTAACCATAACAAAAAAAGACATTAATGAATACTACAATACTGAATATGGAACTAGCGAGTTTCTTGTAAAGGATGCTTCAGTATTCACAGATGATGTTGTTAAATACTTTTCTGAAGAAATATCTTCAGGTTTGTCATTGGGCTTTGTAAAAACTGAACAAGACTTTAGGGTAAGAATGTCAGAGCTTACAATTGTAACCGGTGTAAGTTCACATGGCAAATCGTTATGGCTTTCGCAAGTCATATTAGCTCTTATGGGTCAACAAACTAAATGCTTGATAAGTAGCCTTGAGATGAGAGCTGTGCTTACTCTTTCTCGTATGATACAGCAAACCTTAAAGTCTACAGACCCCACAGAAGATTTTATTAAAAAGTTTTGCACTCGTGCATCTGACAAACTATGGATATATGACCAAACAGGAAGCACTACTACAGACGATATGATAGCTACGCTTTACTATGGCAAACATGTCTTAGGTGTAGAAGTATTTGTGATAGACAGTCTTATGAAAATGAGTGATATATCTGAAGACAACTACGAAAAGCAAAAATTATTTATTGATAGACTTGCAACATCTTGTCGTGATTTAAACATCCATATATTTTTAGTAGCACATACTCGTAAAATGGCAGATGAAACTATAGCTCCAGACGCAACTCACATTTTAGGCAGCTCTCATATTCGTAACCTTGCAGATAATATCTTATGCGTTTACAGATGCAAGAAAAAAGAACGTGATATTGAAAATGGTGAAAAAACTGCCGAAGAATTAAAAGGCGTTCCTGATTGTGTAGTATACTTACAAAAACAACGTAATTATCCGATTGAAGGCAGTTGGGGATTTTATTTTGACAATAAAGGATTGAGATATAAGGAGAGTCCATGACACTAGATAATATACCAATCACAACTATCACATCTCTTTACAATGCAGTAGAATATGTTGTGCAAAGGGAAGATAAACCTAAAGAAATATTACCATTGAAAGTTAGACAAAAGTTTGATAGATGGAAACGTGAAGACTTTTACAAGGATGACCACTATAAAGAAATGTGGGATAAGAATTGGATAAACCATGACCATAAATGATTTTATCAAGGAATGTAAAAAACTATTTGGAAATAATATAGAATATAAAGCTGTATCTAAAGACGGACAAGTATTTAAAACGAAAGGATGGAGAGATGATAAAGTGGACATTAAATCAGCAAAACCTACCCATGTTGTACGAGAAATTAAAATCTCTTGACTTCACTAAACGTTGGCGTGTCACAGTCACAGACGCTAAACTAAATAGAAGTCTTGAACAAAACGAAAGACTATGGGAATTGTATACAAGCATAGGTCAGCATTTAGGCATAGAAAAAGACAAGATACACGAACTCATGGGATATAAATTCTTACGCTACCAAACAGAAATAGCAGGTATGCCTGTAGAACTTATAAAGTCAACCACTAAACTAACCACAAGTGAGATGACAGAATACCAGCAGCAAATAGAGGTATGGGCGCAGACTATGGGTTGGGGTTGGGATTTTTAGTGATATATCGTAATCAAAAACTAACTCAACTTTTAAGACAGCTACCTTGTCAACATTGTGGTATTATGTCTGAAACAGTTTGTGCTGCACACCGTAATGAAGGCAAAGGAATGGGTATCAAAGTATCAGATGCGTTATGTGCTGCATTATGTTATGAGTGCCATTACACATTAGACATGGGTAAAGATTTAACAAAAGAAGAAAGACGTGACATGTGGAATAGAGCTTACGTTACTACAATGCAATATCTTTGGGAACATGAAATGATAGGGATAATATAATGGGAAAAGGAAGCGCACCAAGACCGTTTACAGATAGAGCTGTATTTGATGAAAACTTTGACAGGATATTCGGCAAGAAAAAGAAAGATGCCTATACATCACCACATCTAATAGAATACGAACTTAACAAGTCAACAGGTGAATTAGACAGATTATACGAAGGCACATCTAAGCCTAGTAGTGAGCAGTTTGATGGCGAGTAAATCACCTACACAATTATCATTAGCTAAACTACGAGAAGAAGGATACATTGTTGATGTTGTAGAGAGATGGATACCAGGAGCGAATATTAGAAAAGACCTCTATGGCTTCATAGATATAATAGCTTTAAAAGGCAAAGAAACATTAGTAGTTCAAACTACTTCAGCAAGTAACCTATCGGCACGCTGTAAAAAAATAGCTGACCATGAAAATGTAGGTGCAGTTCGTGAAGCAGGTTGGACTATTCATGTGCATGGTTGGCATCAAGACGATAAAAGGAAATGGCATTGCAAAGTGAAAGATGTATCGTGAAAGAAAAGATACTAGCTTATCTTACAGAACCACGAACCATAAACGACATAGCAGAACATATACAATCTAACTATCCTATTACAAAGAACATACTTGTAGAGATGAGAGATGCAAATGTTATTCATGCTTACAAAGATAATCAAAATAGACTCATGCACTATTACGTGCCACAACCACATCCACTACAAATTATATTTGGACACACAGCAAACTTTACAGATGACCAGATAAAAGGCATTATCATACATAATGCAGATGACGCTAAACATAACTTACAACAAAGAACTACACAAGAAACATTTGGACAAAGCGTAGCATATACGCTAACACAATATGATTAGTATGGAACGTTTATTATCTATCCTAGAAGACTGGGCTAGATGGATGAAGTCGGATAATCACAAGCTAGGTTATCCATCTAAAAGCATAGGCATGTCATCAGGTGGTGAGTCTACAAGCGAAGTGTTTGAAGAAATGTGTTCAGCTCAAGACATGAGTAACATACGCACTATACACGCTATCATACATAGCCTAGAACAAGGACAACAAGACGCTATCTATGCTAAATACTTAGGTGCTAAACCACCACTAGCTTATCCATGGCAATTAGACATGGCATACGATAATTTACTGACCATTGCAGGAAGACGGATAAACGCATAAACTTGTTGCACGAAAGCATAATTATATGTTATAATCACGCCTATGTGGACAATTCCTGTCCGTAAGAAACGTAATTCTACAAAAGCCTGACTGCACTCTCTCCGTGGTTGGGCTTTTTCTTTTATATGACATTCTCAGTTACTATATGCACAACGTGCGGAACACCATTTGATGAAACAGGTTATGATAAATGCCCTGATTGTCAATACGACCACAGATTTATTAAGTTAAGGAAAAGTTATGAAGAAACCAACAACGAAAAAGGGCAAGATGGCGAAAGTCAGCAAAGTGATGAAAGAATTTAAAACAGGTTCATTACATTCAGGTAAAGGTGGTAAAGTAGTAAAATCTCCTAAACAAGCTATCGCTATTGCACTTAGCGAAGCTGGTATGTCTAAAAAAAAGAAAGGTAAATAATTATGCCAATGGTAAACGGAAAGAAATACGCATATACTAAAACAGGTATGGCAGCAGCTAAAAAAGCAGCAAGCAAATCAGGTAAAAAAATGGTTTCTAAACCTGCAAAGAAAGCTATGAAAAATGGCAAATAAGCCAGGTCTCTACGCAAACATTGCAGCCAAAAGAGCTAGAATAAAAGCTGGTTCAGGCGAAAAGATGCGCAAAGTAGGAAGTAAGGGCGCACCTACAGCTATGCAATTTAAACAAGCAGCAAAGACAGCAAAGAAAAAGAAATGAGTGTTTGGCAAAAGAAAGCAGGTAAGAACCCTAAAGGTGGCTTAAACGCTAAAGGTCGTGCCTCATACAATAGAGAAACAGGTGGTAATTTAAAAGCACCAGTAAAGTCAGGCGATAATCCTAGACGTGCATCTTTCCTAGCAAGAATGGGTAATATGCCAGGACCAGAACGCAAACCTAACGGTGAACCAACAAGACTATTACTATCACTAAAAGCATGGGGAGCATCTAGCAAAGCAGACGCAAAAGCGAAAGCTAAAGCTATAAGCGCAAGAAACAAAAAGAAGTAATGCTGAAATTAGATATATACGTAGGATATGACGGTAAGGTAGAACCAGTTGCATATCATAACTTTTGCCAGTCAGTTATAGAAAAGTCATCTATACCGGTAAGTTTTACACCATTAGCATTAAACACTTTAAAAGACTACGAAGAAACACATAAAGACGGTAGCAACGCATTTATCTACTCACGCTTTTTAGTGCCATATCTAAATAACTTTAAAGGTATCGCATTATTTGTAGATGGCGATATGATATGTAGAACAGATATAGCAGAGATACTAGCGAACTTTGATAATGACGAAGCAGTCAAAGTCGTAAAGCATAACTACACAACAAAGCATCCTATCAAGTATCTAGGTGCAAAGAACGAAGACTATCCTAAAAAGAATTGGTCTTCAGTAATGTTATGGAACTGTTCACATTGGTTGAACCGTCAGCTAACACCTAAGTTTGTGCAAGAGCAAACAGGTAAATACCTACACAGGTTTGAATGGTTAAAGTATCCTGAAGAACAAGTAGGTAAGCTAGACGAAACATGGAACTGGCTAGAAACAGAATACGAATACAACCCAGATGCTAAGTTAGTGCATCACACATTAGGCACACCATGCTTTAAAGACTATCAGAATACAGACTATAGTCAAGAATGGTTTGAGACGTACCAAAGAATGATATACCCATTAAAAGGAAAAAACAGGGAAAGCGAATTATGAACTTCTTAGACTATTTAACAAATGCTATGACAGGTGCTGCACCATCTCAACAAGAACTTATGATGAGAGATATGGCTGCAAAAGGGTTATTACAGCAATCTAATATGGGATTAACACCTGACGAACTTAAACTATTAAGACAAAAATCAGGTGCAGCAGCAACTCCATCAGAAATTCAAGCTATTCAGAATGAAAGATTAAGAAGAGAATCAGGAGCAGCAGTAAGCCCAAGTGAATTACAACGCACTCCAGTTCAAATGCCAGAATATGTGTCTCCTAAAGGGCAAATTCCTTCAGTACAAATGCCTCAGGTAAGAAGACAATCAGGTACATTACCACCAGTTCAGATGCCATCTATTTCATCTGGATATATGCAAAACTTAATTAATCCTGGTATGACTATGCAACAAAACTATATTGACCCAAGACTCATTGAAATGATGTATTATAGAGGGTTACTAAACCAATAAAGAAATAAGGCGAAAAGGGTCGCTCCCTGTCATGCTAACTCATGACTAGCCTTTTTATTCACCTAGTTAGGGGTAAATATGCAATACTATGTATATCAACTTATAGACCCAAGAAATAGCAAACCTTTCTATGTAGGAAAGGGTAAGGGCGAAAGAATGTATGCCCATGAGAGAGAAGCTGAAGGTAAAAGTCAGCATCCTAAATGCAGGGTTATAAGGGAAATAAAAGAATTAGGCTACGTTATAGAGTATAAGATACTCAAAAGGTTTGAAGACGAAGAACAAGCCTATTTATACGAAGCTGAAGTTATATTAGATATAGGACTAGAAAACCTAACAAACCTAGTTCATGGTGGCAATATAAACACCAATAAACGTAGTAATAATTGCGAACACAGAGCTATGGTATCTTTATTAGCAGTTATACTAAAAAAGACTCGTGGTAATTTTAGTCATAACACAATGACATTTGCAGGGTTACAATTAGATATAACTAATACTTTAAGAATTATTGTTACTAAAAACCTAGAAAAGCTATTTGCTAAGAGAGGAATAGACTGGGTATTTAATGAATTTAAGAAGCACAATGTTAATTTATATGTAATTAATCAGGAGCAACCAACCTAGCGGAGTTGCGAAAACTATGGAAAATACAGAAAACTTTGAAAAAGTAGAAGGCGATTTATCAAAAGTAGAAAATCGTGGTGGTAGAAGAGAAGGTTCAGGTAGAAAGCCTGGTGTTCCTAACAAAATGTCAGCCACAGTTAAGCAAAACGTCATTGAAGTGTTTGAGCAATTAGGTGGCGTAGAACACATGAAGCAATGGGCTATAGATAACCCTAATAACTTTTATAACATATACGCAAAGATATTACCTACACAAACTGAAATTAGTGGAGCAGATGGCTCTGCATTACCTATCGGAATAGGAATTACTTTTGTCAAGCCAGACGATAGCTCAGTTTCCGAATAAACTAGACTTCTTATTTGAACCACACCGTTACAAAGTAGCATACGGCGGTAGAGGTTCTGGTAAGTCATGGTCTATGGCTAGAGCATTGCTTATAAAAGCAGCTAATGAGCCAACACGTGTCTTATGCGCACGTGAAATACAAAAGTCTATTAAGCAGTCAGTACATACATTACTTAACGACCAAATACAAGCATTAGGTCTAGGAGCTTTCTATGAAGTATTGGAAGCAGAGATACGTGGTCTTAATGGTAGCACGTTCAGTTTTACTGGGTTGGCTACTAATACTGTGGAGTCCATTAAGTCTTTTGAAGGATGTGATATTGTCTGGGTGGAAGAGGCACAAACAGTATCAAAGAAGTCGTGGGATATTTTAATACCTACAATACGTAAACCTAATTCAGAGATATGGGTATCATTTAACCCAAATATAGACACAGACGACACATACCAAAGATTTGTAGTTAATCCACCAGAGAACGCTAAAGTCGTTAAGGTTAATTACCAAGACAACCCATGGTTTCCTGAAGTACTAGAGATAGAACGTCAGCATAGCGAAAAGACTAACCCTGACTATGCAAACATATGGGAAGGTGAATGTAAAGCAGCAGTAGATGGTGCTATCTATGCTAACGAGATAAGAGAAGCACAAGAGAATGGTCGTATAACAACTGTTCCTTATGACCCAATGCTAAAGGTTCATGTAGTGATGGACTTAGGTTGGAACGATAGCATGTCAGTTATCCTATGCCAAAAAGGTGTATCAGACTTACGTGTTATTGGTTACATAGAAGATGACCACAGAACATTAGATAGTTATTCAGCACAGTTAAAAGATATGTCATACAATTGGGGAACTATGTTCTTACCACATGACGGACAGTCTAAAGACTTTAAGCATGGCATATCAGCAGAAGATATTATGCGTAAACTTGGTTGGGATGTACGTATTGTTCCTAAACAAGATATAGAGTCTGGCATTAAACTAGCACGAATGAACTTTCACAGAATATACTTTGACAAGTCAGCAAATAGACTTGTGGAATGTTTAAAGAATTATCGCAGAAGTATAAACTCTGCAACTAACGAACCTGGTGCGCCATTACATGACGAATATAGCCATGGTGCAGACGCATTTAGATACTTATGTACTTCCATAGAAAACATGA